CACCCTGAACCGGCTGGCCTGTGATGATCCTGAAGTCAGGGCCTTGCTGGAAGAAATGGTGGGTTATTGTATGTACCGTCGCAACGAACTTGGCAAGGCGTTCATCCTGATTGGTGATAAGAGCAACGGCAAATCAACCTTCCTTCATGTGGTGAAAAACCTTCTTGGGGATCAGAACATTGCTTCCCTTGACCTGAAGGAATTGGGTGATAGGTTCAAAACCGCTGAACTGTTCGGCAAGCTGGCAAACATCGGTGATGATATTGGTGATGAATTTATTGCCAATGCTTCCGTGTTCAAGAAGCTGGTCACGGGTGATCGGGTGAATGTGGAGCGCAAAGGCCAAGATCCATTTGAGTTCAACAATTATTCCAAGTTCCTGTTCAGCGCCAACAATATTCCCCGTATCAAGGACAAAACCGGAGCCGTTCAGCGGCGTTTGGTGATCGTTCCCTTCGATGCCAAGTTCACCCCCAATGATGCAGACTTCCGCCCGTTCATCAAGGATGAACTGTGTGAACAGGGTTCTATGGAATATCTGGCCTTGCTTGGCCTTCAGGGGTTGAAGCGGGTTCTTGGGAACGCACAGTTCACCACTTCCAGCAGAGTTCAGGGGCAGTTGGACGAATATGAGGAAAACAACAATCCCATTATTGGGTTCATCAAAGAAATTGGGCTGGATTGCATTGTGAATGAGCCTACTAAGACGGTTTACCGGAAGTATAAGGAATATTGCATTGCAAACAACTTCCAAGCCCTTTCCAACATCGAGTTTTCCAGACAGATCACCAAGCGTTGTGGGCTGGTGATTGTGGATAAGTGGATCAGCCGTCTTGGGAAATGCCGGGTGTTTGTAGAAGAAAGTGAGGAATAACCAATGGATACTAAAATTGAACTGTACCATGATAATTTTCAAAATTTCAAGAGGTACAATATTCCCAAAGCCCAACTTGTCATTGCTGATATTCCCTATAATATCGGGGTTGATGCTTACGCAAGTAATCCTATGTGGTATCAGGGCGGTGACAACAAGAACGGGGAAAGCAAGTTGGCAAAATCCAGCTTCTTTCATACGGATGGCACCTTCAAGATTGCGGAATATATGCACTTCTGCAACCGCCTTCTTCGGAAGGAACCAAAGGAGAAAGGACAGGCCCCGGCTATGATTGTGTTCTGTGCCTTTGAGCAGATGCAAACCGTCATTGACTACGGGAAGAAGTATGGGTTTGAAAAGTCTTACCCGCTGTTCTTTACAAAGAACTATTCCGCCCAAGTTCTAAAGGCCAACATGAAGATTGTTGGTGCCACAGAATTTGCGGTGGTGCTGTATCGGGATAAACTTCCCAAGTTCCGAAACATCGGCCCTGACGGGAACAAACACATGGTTTTCAACTGGTTCCCTTGGGAGAGGGACAACCGGAAGGAATATCCCAAAATCCATCCCACCCAAAAACCAGTCGGAGTTCTGAAACGGCTGATTGAGATTTTCACCGATCCGGGGGATGTGGTCATTGATCCTGTTGCTGGAAGTGGAACAACCCTTCGGGCCGCATACGAATTGGGGCGCAACGCTTACGGTTTTGAAGTTGATAAAAACTTCTACATAGCCGCTATGGAGAAAATGATCCCCGGAAAGAAGGACGGTGCTGAATGACCCACGAATATTCCAAGTTCAAGAACAAAAACATTCCCTATGCCAAGGTTGGGCGGCGAGTGTTCAATAGTCTGTTTGATGCAGAAACCTTTTGCACCGAACACGGCCTTGATGTCAATTCAGCTATTGAATATCGGGATGATCCTGAATTGAAAAATAACATTCAAACAATCGCCCAATACCAGAAGGCCATTCTTCAGGAATGTTTAGACCGGCTGAAGGCCCGTGCTGAAGCCTTGGTTCAAGAAATCAACCGGTGTAATGCTGATTTGGAAAAGTGCCACCCGCTGGATCGTGATTTCTTGACGGATCGGCGGAATGAAGCCATTGCAAAGCATACGGGTACGATGGAAGCCCGTGAGATTGTGGCCGGATTGAAAAATAATTTAGAAAGGTTGACTGGTTGGCATGATTAAAGACAGCGGTGAACGCACCGAGTTTGGAACCGGCGCTGTTCGTGATATGCACAGCGGCAAAGGCCGCATGGATT